GGCATTCTCGGCATCGTTTACCATCAAGGCTGTAGACCAATTTTCTGCCGTAGCTAAAGCGGTGGCGAAGAATGCGCGCTTGATGAAGAAAGCCATAAACGAGCTTGGCGTTGCCTCAGAAAAAACCGCAGGACTGCAAAAGCAAATGGCGTACTCGCTGCGCCAGAATGCTCAGGATTTTGAGAAAGCAAGGAAAGCGGCTTCCAATTATCGCCAAGAGTTGAACAAGATTAAGCCTGCGCGCGGTGGCGGCCCTGGTGGCGGTGGCCGTAGTGGCGGCGGCTCTCACATGGGCGGCGCTTTGGGCGGCTTGGCGGGCGGCATTGCGGGAGCTGCCGGCGCTTATCTCGGCGCGTCTGGTGTGAGCGCATCAATTACTAACTTCATGGCTATCGAGGATGCGCTTGCTGATGTGGCTGCGATTACTGGCCAGACTGGCGCGCAACTCAAGCTAGTGGAGCAATACGCTTTTGACTTGGGCAAGACGTTTGGCAAAAGCGGCGCTGATATGCTGGAAGTGTTCAAGATTGTAGGTAGTAAGCGATCTGAATTGCTGACCAATCCTGCGGCGCTGAAAGAGTTTTCAAACATCGCGCTCAAGCTATCGGCGGCGGGTGGTGTTGATGCCGCGACAGCAGCAGAAACCCTATCGAAGTCTATTGACGCGATGGGCAAGGGCGCAGGCGATGCCAAGCGGTTTGCTGACATCATTGCGTCCGGTACGCGCGTCGGCAGTGTTGAAGTCAACGAAATGTCTGATGCCTTGCGCAATATCGGCGGGGTGGCGCGTGAAGCGGGGCTTGACTTTGAGCAAGTCAACGCGGGATTGCAGGCACTTGGCAAGATTAAGACTGGCGCGTCTGCCGGCACGGCATTCGCTGGCATCATTCAAAAAATGTCGATGGCTGGTGTGGATTTTTCTAAGAAAGGATTTGCCGGCACTCTTGAGCAGGTTGCGCAAACTCTGGACAAGATGAAAACGTCGCAGCAAAAAATAGATTTTGTTAAGAATAGGCTAGGCGTTGGTGAGGAGTTTACCGGCGAGGCGTTGTTCCTGATTCGCAATACGCAACTCATGCGCGACTACGAGAAGCAAATCAGGGCATCTAATGGTGCGCTTGATGAGATGGCCAATATCAGACTGAAAACCATGTCTACGCGGCTTGGCAGCATGAGGTCTATGCTTGGGGAATCATTCTTTAAAGGCATATCCGATGCAGCGCCGGCCATTGATATGCTGATGGATTCCATTAGCTCCGCGCTCGGCAAAGATGCTAGCGGCGTATCTAGCGTTATCACGGGGCTAACTACTTTGGCGTCATTGTCACTTGGTGGCCTAATTAAAACCTTTGAGCTTGTTGGCAAAGTGATGGGCGTTTATGCGGGCAGCGCAGTTTCTGGCATTTCGTCTATTGCTGATTTCGCGTCGGGTAATGCGACATGGGATCAAACAAAATCCGCACTATCTGAAAACAGAGCACTGAAAAACCAGATGATGGGCGAAACGCTTGATGGAATTCTTACCATCAAAGTTGACCAAGACGGCAAGGTGCAAGGAACGTCACTCACTGGCGCGCCGTTTAAACTCGGCAATTCAACGGCGGGCGGCTGATGGATATTAAAGAGCTAAACATTGCCAGCTTTCGAGGCGTACAGTTCTACGTTCGCTCGGCCACTACGTCCGGTGGCCGCAAGCAAATGAAGCACGAATACCCCAACAGCCCCAAGCAAAAGATTCAAGACTTGGGATTCATGCCGCGCAACTTCAAGCTGTCATGCGTCATTGCTGCCACCTACGACAACAGCGGCAACGAAACGGCAAGCTATCGCGTCAACCGCGATGCGCTACTGGCTGCGCTGGAGGAAGAAGGCAACGGCACACTATCGCACCCATTCTTTGATGCGTCGGTAGAAGTCACAGCTAGGCCATACTCGCTTGATGAGAGTATGAGCAACATTGGCCGCGCCGACATATCGCTAGAGTTTGATTATTCAGCCATCAAGGCAGTGCCCAAGCCAACGGCGACCAGTAAGGCGCAAATCTATCAGGCGAAAGAAAATGCCAATGCTGCGGCGTCTGATTCGTTTGTTAAGAAATTGGCAACGTCTACGGTAGATGGCTATAACTCCGCGCTTGGCGCTGTGAATGGCTTTACTGACTCTGTGCTGTCAACCGTGCAAAGCTGGCAGGTATCGAGCGGCTTTGATACTTTCTCGCAATCCGTGGCGGATATTGTCTCGACGGCATCCGAGGTTATCCGGCAGCCGCAGCAACTGGCCGACTCCATCACTGGCGTCATGTCATCGATTAGCAGCCTGTACTCTGTGCAAGGATCAAGCGTAAACGTATTGCAGCAATTGTTTGGCTTCGGCGATGATTTCGTCTACAAAAACGAAACGACATACCAGAGGGCGCAATACAATGACTCGCAGCAGGCAATATCTGAGATTGTCCAAACGCAGGCGCTTAATGAGGCTTACAATTCAGCCGCGCAAATTGATTACACGACGATTAACCAAATAGAAGCCGTGCAAGCGGGGCTAGAGGCGCAATATCAAAATGTTATCGCGTTTGCCAATCAAGAAACGCTTGATGCCGTGTCTACGCTTCGTCAGCTGGTTAATTCCTATCTTGAGTCGGCCAAGCTCAATGAAGGCCGCTTTGTTGATGTGGTAACGCCAACGCTGCCGGCTTCGGTTATTGCCTTTCGTTACTACGGCAATGATGTTGACCTGTACGCCAAGGCGTCAATCATCGTGGACATCAACGCGCCAGACTCATACGACACCAGCTTTCTTTCTGGCGATATTCGAGTGATTACGCAATGAAGCGGATGGTAGTTAATGGCCAGCCGTTTGAGGATTTCACGCGCGCCAGTGTGCAGAAAAGCATAGACAGCATGGCGGGCAGCTTCAGCTTTCAAGCCACATGGGATGAAGGGCAACCGTTCCCGATTCCGCGCGCGGCCAGTGTGCAGATTTACATAAACGATCAGCAGATTATTGATGGCTATGTGGAGCGCATCAACCCGCAAATCTCAGTCGGCGGCGGCAGCATTGAAATATCAGGACGCGACAAAACCAGCGACCTTATAGACTCCTCGCTGCCGGCCAATGCTGTGCAAGTGGTGGCGGGCATTAGCTTTGAGGAAGTTATCCGGCGCGGCATTGCGGCCATCGGCTCCAATGTCGGCGTTATCAACAATGTGCAGGGACTTGAGCCATTCGGCAGTGCCGACGTTATCAGCAATGAGGCGGGAGAGAATCTGTACTCTTTCCTTGATACGCTTGCCAAGAAAAAGCAGGTATTGCTGACCACGGATGGCGCGGGCAACATCGTTATCACGCGCTCAAGCTCGCAGCAAATCAATTTCGAATTGCGCAATCTGGATAACGATGAGCAAAACACCATCACCGTATCAAGCGTCAGCATTGACGATAGCAACCGGTTTCACACTTATGCCGTGGTGACGCAAGGCAACGTGACGGGGCTGACATTATCGGGCGGCAGCTTCTCGCCTGGGGACGTGGCCAATACGTCTAGCGTGATGGTGACAGATAGCGAGATTCGCGCAGGGCGTACCTTGTACTTGAACGCCGATGAGAATATGTCTTCTGCTGATTGCACGGCTTTAGCGCAATGGGAGGCCAATATCAGGAAGGCCCGCAGCCGTAGCTATAGCTGCACGGTAGACGGGCATTCTGATAACGATGGGCAGATATTCCGGCCCAATATGCTAGTGCCTGTTATGGATTCCTCGGTCAACGTATTTGAAACGATGCTGATTAGCTCATGCAGCTATGAGGAGTCTGTAGACGGCGGCGATGTGACCTATCTGGAGTTGGTTCACAAGGATTCCTATACACTGCAACTCACTGAGCCACAATCTCAGAAAAATGCGGAGACGTTTTGGGAATGAACGACAAAAAGGTAAAGCTAGCGCAAATCCTGAGCAGCGACGATAGCAACAGCGGCGCTCCTTTGCTCATGCTGCAAACACACGGCGGCGAGAGCTTGGGCGTGATGGTGCAGCCGTACGGCGTGACCAGTCTTCCGCCTAACAATACGTTTGCCGTGGTGCTGCCCATCAATGGCGAAGAATCCAACAAGATGGCGATTGCCGTGGATTTGGCAGGGCGTCAAAAGGATTTGCATGCAGGTGATGTGGTAGTTGAAAACACAGTGACCGGTGCGTTTATCTATCTCGATTTCAACGGCGACATCACCATAGCAGCCCCGGGCCGCAACGTGAATATCGCAGCGGCAACGGTCAACATCACGGCCAACGTAAACATTACCGGCGGCTTTACCGTCAACGGCAAAAACGTATCGAATACGCACACGCACGGCGGCGTCACCCCTGGCGCGGGCACTACGGGAGGCGTTAGCTAATGGCTAAATATGTAGACGTGAAGCTGACCGACAACGGCGACTACTTTGATTTGACCATCGGCGATGATGGCGACTTTGAGCGCGTCAACTCCTTTGATACGGCTATCTTGTTGTCGCTGCACTGCGAGCGCAGGGCCAGTGAGTCAGAGGTGGAAATCCCTGAAATGCGGCGCGGGTGGATTGGAAACTATTATCAGCTCGTGGAATTAGGCTCCAAAATGTGGCTGCTATATCAAGCCCGCTTGACGCAATCCACTATCAACCGTTGCCGCACCTATCTACAGCAGGCATTGTCTTGGCTAACGGATTACAGCTATGCGCAGCAAGTGACAGCGACCCCAACGCGAGATATAGAAAGCGGGCGCATGGATGTGGTAATTACCATCCGTAGAAATGATGACGAAATCGAAACGCTAAACTACGCGCTTTGGCAAAATACAGGGGTATAACATGGCGCTGCCGCTACCGACAAACCCGCAGCAACTGCAACAACGGACGCTAGCCGATTTGCAGCGCAACCTGCCGACCACGGCAAACCCTTTCTTGCCTGAGTCTTGGATGGGCGCGCAAGGCATCGCCAACGCTAACCGCGTGTTTGAGGTATACAAGCAGCTTGCCATCCTTGAGCAAGAGGCCATCCCCTACACGGCGGATCTGACGTTAGACCAATGGGCGGCGGTATGGTTTAAGACGCGCAATCCGGCAACCGGCGCGACTGGGTGCGTGGTGTTCACCGGCACGGCGACCACTGTCGTACCTGCGGCGACCAGTATCGCGGCGGGCGGCATCGTCTACACCACGGATACTGACTGCACAATCTCAGCTAACAGCGTGACTCCTGCGAGCATTACGCGCGTCGGCACAAAGGCCACTGTGACTCTATCCACGGCAGCTAGTGACATTTACGACGGCATGACGGTGACGGTCTCAGGCGCTACGCCATCGCAATACAATGGCACCTACACCATCACCCTAATTAGCGGGACGCAATTTAGCTACACGATGGCCAGCGACCCTGGCGCTAGTGCGTCTCCAGTGGGCAGCGTGGCCTATACATCCGGCTTTGCTTGCATATCCACAACGTCAACGGGCGAAGCCACAAACCTTGACGCTAGTGCGCGCTTGACGCTTTCGACTCCCATTGTCGGCGTCAACAATGCCTGCTATGTCAATTACCAAGGCTTGCAGGGCGGCGCGGATATTGAGAGCGATGATTCATTGCGCGACCGCATGCTGTTCCGCATACAGAATCCGGTGGCCATGTTTAACGTGGCGCAGATTATCGACACAGCGAAAACCGTGGCGGGCGTTACTGATGTTTTCGTTTTCGAGAATAATCCAGCCGTGGGGCAGGTTAAGATTTACTTTGTGCGAACCAATGACGTCTCGCCTATCCCGAATGCGTCACAGGTGAATGACGTTAATGCCGTGATTCAGGCAATCAGACCGGCCACTACGACAGAGGCTAATTGTGTCGTGCTTGCGCCAACGCCAGTCAACTGCTCGTGGACGTTCACGGCGCTTGCTCCAAATACTGCATCCATGCGCAGCGCCATACAGGAATCACTCAAGGCGCTTTGTCTGGATTATGGCGTTGTGTCGTCGGCGCTGACGCAAGACCAATATCGCTCAGCCATCGTCAACACTATCGACACCACGACGGGCGAGCAATTGGCTAGCTTTACGCTGACCACGACGGGCAGCTTTGGCGGCGCTGCCGGCCAATACCCTGTCTATAACGGCGTGACATTCCCATGACGGTAGACATATTCAGCAGCCATACGCTAGAGCAGCACACGGACGCGCTAGCGGCGCACTTGCCTAGCGGGCGAGTGTTTGAGGCAGCTGTGATTGATGGCTCGGTGATGCGTTTGTTGTTGCAGGGGTTGTCAGTGGCGCACATGGATCTTGAGTCTATGCTTGTGCTATTTGGGCGAGAGTTAGACATTGCCAATACAACCTACCTGCTAGACGGATGGGAGAAAACGGTTGGCATTCCAGACGCATGCTTTGGCATTGTCGGCAAGACGATAGAGGAAAGGCGTCAGCAGGTGTTGATTAAGCTGGCATCGCTTGGGGTGCAAACAGCGGCGGACTTCGTTGCGCTTGGCGCGATGTTTGGCGTTGTTGTCACCGTGCAGCAAGGTGACAACAATACCCAGGGATGGACAGGCGCTAGCGGGCAAGAGAATCGCAATACCATTGTAATTGTCTATGACACTGAAAACGGTGATGCGTTCTTTGATGGGCCTCCGTTCCCGAATCCGCCCAATACGCAAACGGTGGATGGCTTGCCTTTTCATGCTGCGGCCAGTGTTGCGCCTAATGCCGGCTTTCGATTCGGATCGGCAGGCATTGCGACGATGGAATGCTTATTTGAGCAATTGCGACCGGCTAATAATCAGATTGTCTATTTCAGAGGGTAAGTCATGCAAGACTTAAACGACAAGGTTAATGATGGCGGCGCAACGGTTAATGGCGTATTGCCGGCAAGCCAGTGGAATGAGGTGGCGTCAGAGCTGCAAAACCTGATAACGTCAACGGGCGAGGCATTGTCTGGCGGCGATTTGCTGCAACTTGTTAAGGCTGTGTCGCTTTATGCGCATAAGGGCAACTTCTACGCCACAGGCGGTACAGCTAACGCTATCACGCTGACTCCTGTCGGGTCATACAATGCGCCAACGTCTTACACTGACGGCATGGAAGTTCGCTTCGAGGTGGCTAGCACCAATACCGGCGCAACAACAATCAACGTAAACGGCATTGGCAGCGCCAACCTGCTAAACGAGAATTTAGGCGCGATGAGTTCCGGCTACTTACTGGCAGGGCGTCGTTTTGTTGCAACCTATCGATCAACGTCATCGGCGTTTGTGCTGGCTGCGCAGGA